GCTCGTTCTGCGGTGCGCGGCGCGACGACGTGGAGCTGATGTTCCAGGGCTCCGACGGTGCCAACATCTGCAACAAGTGCATCGAGAACGGCTACAAGATTCTGGAGGACAACAACCTTTTCGCCGAGCGGCACCAGGGTGCGGCGGCTCCGTTCCGCAGGGAGGACCTGCTGAAGCCTGCGCAAATCAAGGATTTCCTCGACCAGTACGTCATCGGGCAGGACGCTGCCAAGCGTTATCTTTCCGTGGCGGTCTACAACCATTATAAGCGCCTTTTGTTCCCCTCCAAGGAGAACGAGGTCGAAATCGACAAGTCGAATGTCGTGCTCGTAGGTCCTACGGGTACGGGCAAGACCCTCATGGCCCGGACCATCGCCCGGCTGCTGAAAGTGCCTTTCACCATCGTCGACGCTACGGTGCTCACCGAGGCCGGGTATGTCGGCGAGGACGTCGAGAGCATCCTCTCGCGGCTGTTGCAGGTAGCCGACTACAATGTGGAGCTGGCCGAGCGGGGCATCGTCTTCATCGACGAAATCGACAAGATAGCCCGCAAGGGCGACAACCCCTCCATCACGCGCGACGTTTCGGGCGAGGGCGTGCAGCAGGCGCTGCTCAAGCTCCTGGAGGGGACTGTGGTCAACGTGCCGCCGCAGGGCGGGCGCAAGCACCCCGACCAGAAATTCATCCAGGTCAACACGCGCAACATCCTCTTCATCTGCGGTGGGGCGTTCGACGGCATCGAACGCAAGATCGCCCAGCGGCTCAACACCCGGGCCGTGGGCTACGGCCGCAGCGAAAGTTCGCGCATCGACCGCAGCAACCTGATGCAGTACGTCACGCCGCAGGACCTCAAGTCGTTCGGGCTCATTCCCGAACTGGTGGGGCGTCTGCCGGTGCTGACCTACATGCAGCCGCTCGACCGCGAGGCCCTGCGCCGGATTGTGCAAGAGCACCCAGCCCCGGCGGTACACAAGAAAATCGCCGAACGAGTGCAGTCCACCGCCCCCATGTAGCGTCCATTCTTCAAACCAGTCTTTGAGCTTGACTTGCTCGCAGGCCCATTCCTCGTGCTGTCCCCACTCAACGGGGTGGAACACGCCAGACGGCTCCAGCCATCCATAATCTTCATCGGAATCAGATCGGTGCATACGTTCAAGAAACTCGCCAACCAAACCTGTTGGTGCCGAAGACAGAACCGAATCAGAAATGCCGCTGAAAATTTTACCTTCCTCGCACCACTCGTCCCGCCAAGCACGATTGGCTTTACGCATCCCTGCCTCATCAAGCTGCTCACCGCAGCAAGCCAGCTTTTTATTGAGCTGTTCAATCTCCTTTTTCTGAGAGCTGATGGTTTCCTTCATGCCGGTAAGCATGGCCCGCAAGTCGTACTTGGGGTTTTTAACCTCCAGTTCCACGGGGCCGTAGTCATCGCCGGGGTAGGTTCCGTGAATCTCGACCTCGCCGTTCAGCACCCGAAGGGCCAGCATGAGCCGATCTCCTTCAGAAAGTTGGTCAGTTTTAAGGCAGCTCATCAGGAGGTCTACCGCGTAGCAAATGTCGTGGTCGAGGTAGCACTTCTCCAGCGCAAGGTCGTTGATAAAGCCGCCTCGAACAGACATGGTTATCGTTCTGACGTTTTCTCCCACGGTGATTCCTCCTCTCAGAAATATTTGTGCCCGTAGAGGTAGGCCCTCTCTCGGGCGGTCTGTGCGGCGGTCGCCCGCTTATCGAGGCACAGCAGGCAGATGTTCTTGTCTTTCTGCGGCTTCTTCCGCCAGGATTTCACCGGCTCGGCGTTCCGCAGGCCGCACCGCTTGCAGGTAAAATACCGAACACCGTCTTTGGTTTCAGGTTTCATAGCTACACCTCACAGCCAGCCAAACCGTTCGGCAATGGCCCGCCCGATTGCCAGGGCGATGTCGCCGTCAGTAAAACCGTCCTCGCCGCCGGGCTCGCAAGCACACAACCAAACGTCAGTGATTACCTCATCGCGGATAACGTCCCAGATACGGGAGGCATAGTCATCAGTACAGGTTTTTAACAGCCGGATAGCAGCCTCCTCGATCTCGTGGTGGAGCAGATAGGATTCGTTAGGAACACACCACACTTTGAAGTAGGGAACTCGCGTGAACACGTCGCCGAAGTTCATCTGGCTGAGAACATGGTCTACATCGCTGAGCTGGTCGTTGCCAGTGATACCGATGATAATGTCCAGAACGTCCTTCGTATCATGGATTTGCTCCACGTCGTATTGGGTGTGGAGCAGGTCTTTTACCAGAAACATTACTTGTCAGCCTCCTCAGACACTTGCTTCCGCAGCTCGCGGGCGTACTCGTTGTAGGCGTGGATGCTGTCCCGGCTGGACCAGTCCACGCGCTCGTGGGCCTCCTTCAGCAGCGCGTAGTATTCGTCGCTCGTCATGGATTTGTCCTCCTTTTTGCTCTAAAATGCAAAAAGCCCGCCTTTCGGCGGGCTTTTCGTATATAGGCAAATTCAGCTAACTATCAAAATCATTTGCAAGCCATGTCCGATACATTCGGAACATTTTCCACGCTTCCAAAAGCGCGCCGCGGGAAGCTGTGAAAGACGAATTGAAGCACTTCACCAGCAGTTCATAGGGGATTTCAAGGGCCGCGCCGATCTGCCGACAAATAGCAACAACGAACCCTTCAAAAGCCGTGTTCGGCCTGCCGGGGTTCATGTCGTGGGCTTTTTCGCCCTCGTTCAAATCCACGATTGCGCCGGGCGCAAGTTCAATCGTTCCGTCGTCCGCCGCGTCTACCTGTTCTTCTTCCGGTATGATCTCACCAAAACCCGCGTCACTGGACGCGGATTCTTTTTCGATGAACACGGTAAACATTCCCGAAACGACGGCGGCGACAAGTTCAGCGTCGGTATATCGCCCCAACTGTTTCAGGGCTTCAATAACCGGCGCAAGGAACGGCACGCCGCGCCGCTGTCCGATTCGTTCCCGATTCATGATGTGAAGCACATTTCGCCGCCCGCTTTTTTCTCCCCAAGCTTCAACCCGCGTCCAGCCGGTTTCGGTCAGGTCATAGGACAAGGGGTGGTGTTTGCTGATATGGTATGCGACAACCTCCCCGGCGGCGTTCGTTTCCACGCCGCCGACAATGTGCGGGTCGCTGGTGTCCCCGTCCGGGTTGCTCAACCGGTCCGCTTCAATCAGACAGATTCGGAGGTCATAGGGCATATTTGCCCGCCGTGTGACCGGCAACGTTGCGATAACGTCGCCGGACATAAGCCAATTCAAAAAAGCAAGCTGTTGCAGTTCGTAAAAATTGTCCAGCCGCTCCAAATCGCACGCGGGAGAATCGGCCCACAAAGCAAATTCCCGCTCGATCTTGCTTTCAAGGGCGCGGGCTTCCTCTTCCGTCATTCCCAAAAACTCATAGTCGATTTGACTTTTCAAGCGTAGGCCGGGGCCGACAACATTTGTCCGGCAAGTTTTCAGCGCGCCGGTAGCAAGAGGAACGCCCATGTAAAGATCACGGCAACGCTGGCGCAACGTCGAAAGGTTTTCTTGAATATCCTCTTTCGCGGACCCGCCGCCATACAGCCAGCCCATAAGGGATTTTTTTGTATGCGACGCGCCGTAATTTCCGTAACCGCTGTCAAGGATTTTCAGCTTTTGCCGCGCCGCCGCCCGTCGAACGGCCCGTTCCGGCGACACGGCGGAAATCATTCTGTCAAGCACATTCAATCCGCTTCACCGCCTTTACAGGTCCCGCGGGACCGCCCGCAATACGCGGTTTCTACCGCCGCGCTTTTCGGCGTTTTCCAATTTCGCCACCTGATTCTGCCAAAATTCAATTTGCTTCCTGATCTCCGCAAGGTCCGCCCGTGTCAGGCTCCGCGAACCGATTTTGTAACTTTGATGTGTCGTTACCTCTAATTCAGCTTCCAGCCATGCGTTCAGGTGATACCGCGCAATTTCGATTTTTGTTTTCGGCTTTTTCGTTGCCATTTAGGAAATCCCCCCATTCGTTCTTGACCGCCTGCCGCGTTTTCGGGTCGTGGCGGCTGGCGTGTCCCGTTCCGGCTTCTTCAAAATCGGGTTTGCAATCTCCAAAGCGACGGTTGCATAATTCCGAATGTCTAACGGCTCATTGCGTTTATACCCGCCGTCTTTCAGCGTCCAGACATATTGCGCCCGCCCCTTTTTGTAGGTGACAACCATTTTTTCAGCGGTCAGCCCCCGGAAATATTCTTCCGTATAGCCGCGGCCCTCTTCCGCCGGAAAATGGCAAAAATTCGGCCCCCATTTTTTCACCGCCAGCCGTTGATACAATAGCGCCTTGCCGGTATCAACGCCCACCGTGAAAAGGGGGGCTTTTACAATATTTGATGTTGACGGCTTCCCAAAATAGGGGACCTCCGCGCCGCCCTTGCCCTTAATAGCGAATACGCGGCGGGCTGTCCGCTCCTTACAGAACCGGTAAACGTTCGTCGTGAAGTGACCGCCGGAATCGACGCACGCGCAAATGATTTTCAACCGTCGCCCGTCCGCCGTGGTGAAAGTCTGCGAAAGAAACGTGTCCAGTTCATTCCATACGGGCTGGCGCTTCAAATCGCCGTAAATGACCTGATACCGAATCCCCCAGCTTTCTTTGTCAACGCCCCAGCCGACAACCTCAATTTCAAAGCGGTCGTCCTGCACGTCAACGCCTGCGGTCAGCACCAGCACTTCTTCCGGGACCTCGCACCCGTATTCTTCCCGCCGGGCGTAAAGGTCGTCCGTTTCGATCTGCTGTCCGTCCTCTTCCCACGTTTCCCCCATTTCGGTATTTGTCCACGCTTTGAGAAGTTCTATATTGCCCTTTTTCTTCTCTTCGTTCGCTGTTAGGAATTTTTCGACAACCTCCCGCCACTCAACAAACAGGGAAGCAAGGGCGTTCAAATGAAAGCCCCGAACCTTTCTGTCGGGATATTTTGCAATGAATTTCCCCTTTTGCGATTGCTCTTTCCACTCGATTTCACTTGAAACCTTTTTGCAGGCCGGGCAACAATGCCCGATTTCGTCAAGATTGTTCTTGTCGAATCGGATATTCCCCCATGTCAGCGGCGTAAATTCGCCGCATACCGGACAAGGCACGTTCCATTCTTCCTGTGTGCTATGCTCAAATTCAACGGCGATTCTCGACGTTTCCTTGATCGTCGGCGTGCTTACGCAAACCTCTTTCTTATTCCAGAACGTTGCAAGCCGCTTCCCCGCAAGCAAAAGGGGATCGCCCTCATTGCCTGCGGTCGCCGGGTATCGGTCGATTTCGTCCGCCAGCAGAATCCTGATCGGGCGGGAAGCAAGGGACGACGGGGAATTTGCGCCCACCATCGTGACATGACCGCCGGGGAAAATCTTTTGCAAGATCGTGTTTCCGCTGTTCCGGCTCTTGTCGTTCACCCGGTCCCGTAGAACCGGCGTGTCGCGTAGCATAGGGGAAAGGCGGTCTTTGCTGAACGTTTCCGCCATCTGAATTGTCGGTTGCATTACCATGATCGGCGACGGGTCATAGTGCATATAGTAGCCGATAGGGTTTAGAATCAGCGCGTCGGTTTTCCCAATCTGCGCCGCCGACATAATGACGATTTTTTGAACGCGCATATCGCAAACCGCGTCCATGATTTCCCGCTGGTATGGCGCTTTTGAAGTTCGCCAGCGTCCCGGCTCCGCCGACGATTCGGAGGAAAGACGGCGGTATTCGTCGGCCCATTCCGAAATAGTCATGTCCGGCGGCGGGGCAAGGACGGAAAAAATGTGCGTGAATAGATCAACCGTCGCTTTCTTCATCGTTTGCCCTTTCCCCGAACGTTGTTTTGAAGTCTGAAAGTTCCATCAAGGCTTCGTCGATGTGATCTTTCAGCAAGGCGAAAATTTCGGCCTTATCTGTTTTCTTGCATAGAACCGGCGCAAGCTTCGACGGAATCGCCATAAGGCGCGATTTGAAATTTACAAGCATATCCGTCATAACGGCTTCTATGTCCTCCGCCGCGTGAAGCTTGTTTTCTTTCAACTGCAATTCGTATTCTTCATTTTTCCGCTTTGCCCGCACCAGCAAGGCGCGTTCGGTGTTATAGTCAACCGTCGATTCGCTTTCCGGGTTCCGCTTCCGTAGGTAATTTATATACCGGTGGTTCGTGTCGATCAGGTCATACAGGCCGGGCCGGACCTCTGCAATCACTTTTTCGTCGCGCAACTGCCGCACCCGGCGTTCGGACACGTCCAAAAACCGGGCAACCGCTTTCACGTCGTAAAGTTTCAAGCCCTGCACCCTCTTTCCGCTCCTGTTTTCGATAACCTCCCCCATGCCAAAAACGCCCCCAAAGAGCGGAAGCGTTCAAAAAATTTTTGTGGCTAAAAAAACGGCGGGGTCCCGAACCCGCAAGCCTTGCAGGAGCGCCGAAAGGACCCGCGGCGGGCGGCGATTTCTTCCCGCTAAACCTCCAATTCAGGGTTGAAATCGTCCTGTTCGTCGTTGATCTCTCCCGTTTCTGTGTCGATTTCGTATGCACCCGATAGCTTTTGCTTTGCAAGGTTGTATTTGCGTTCTTCAAGGCGCACCCGGCGGCTCTCCAATTCATAACCCTTTATGGAATCAAGCAGTTTTATAATGCGTCCGTGTATCTTGTTCAACTCCGCTTCAAGCTTCATTGTCCGGTCGAACGCGCTTGCCTGTATGACTGTCTGTGTTGCCGTTATATATGCGGCCTTTTCTAAGTCCCGCGCCTTGTCTCCTGTGGTGTCCTGCAAGGCCGCAATTTCACGTTGCAGGCTTTCAAGGCGCTTTTGCTGTTGCTTTGTGGGCGGCTTCCCTTGCTGAATCTCCATGTCCCAACGCAAGGATTCTTCTTCCGCTTGCAGGCTTGCCAGCTTTTCAAGCTGCTGATTCAGCCGTTCTTGACCTTTCGGCGTTCTCACTTCAACCACTCGATCAACGAACAGGCTTCCGGCCTGCGCCGCTTCCAATTCCGCA